GGATGTTGTGCACATAGGGTATCGATAAAAACGATAACCTATGTGCGTACGGAGTTTTTTGAACGGTTTGTATCAAACATGTTGATAAAAGCATTATCAACAGGAGCAAATAAATTGTTAACACCGCGCCGACCTTCAGAAAAATGGAAACCAACAACTCGACCATTATTATTGATATAAGCACCACAACAATCTCCAGGTTCAGTGGAAACAGTTGCTCGAGCTTGAATACCAAGTTCACCAGATTCGTTTATAGTTTCAACGATACCCTGAGAATGTTTTCCATTATAATCAAAGAAATGTACTTGCATACCAACTTCAGGAACTTCAAAATATTTCTTTTTTAAAGGACTTGGAGCACCATCATAAGACTCACAAAGGACAAAATCCCTATTTCCAAAGATATCACGTTGAATTATCCTTGTTTTAGGATGACTTTTTCCAGTAACGGGACTATAAAAATCAGAACATTTATTATATTCATGGAGATTAACTAAAATCCCAGTTTGAATATAATAAATTTGAGCTTGTTCATCACCATGAGCTTGACCACGACAATGAAGAATAGGTTCAAAATCAACCTTAGCGGAACCCTTAACCAATGCTTCCAATTGAGCAGGTTGTTCAAGCAATTTAATTTCTCGCTTCGATGGTTTATAATTATCACCATATTTTTTCTTCAAGGCCACACGCAATGCCATGTAATCCTTATCGGACATAGCATCAAGTTTATCAAGTCGCTCTTTATGAGATTGACGATGGGCATCCTTTTGAGCAGGAGTCCAAGTTACATATTCAGTCTCTGCAACATAAGCTTCTTTTTTAGATTCTTTTTTAAAAGGTTGAATAGGAATGCTATTAGGGCGAGTTTGTTCATTATCTCGCTTAGCAGGAGCAGATGGGGGCTTAGAGCCAACTTTTGGTTCAGCCACAACTGGCTTTTCCACAGGAATAGCTTCTAATTTCTTTGGGACTAACGGGAGAGGTTTAGTAACAGTTCCAATAGTTACAAGCAATGGTTCTGTTTCTTTTAAAGACTCATAACCAATATAACCTTCCTTAGCACCTTCCAAATTCAATTCCCATTTTTGATAAATACCTTCCTCCTCAGTTGGAGTACAGTATTCCCATTTTCC